GTAACGCGAGGTGCAAAGAATGAAAACTGCAGTAATATACAAGTCGAAGTCAGGTTTTGCAAAGAAATATGCTGAATGGATTGCACAGGCGTTAATAGCTGACATTTATGAAAGTTCGCAAGTTAACACAGAAATGTTAACAGAATATGATACGGTCATTTATGGTGGAGGATTATATGCTGTTGGTATAAACGGAGTTAAATTGATTACCCAAAACCTCGATAAACTTAAAGGTAAAAAGGTTGTTGTCTTTGCGACAGGCGCATCCCCTTCAAGAGAAGAGGTAATATGTGATGTGAGAAATAAGAACTTTACTGCGGAACAGCAGAAACAAATAAGGTTCTTTTATTTGCGTGGCGGATTTGATTACAGTAAGCTGAAGCCCTTAGATAAAGTCCTCATGACCTTACTAAAATGGAAAATCAAAATTAAAAGGAAAACGGAATTATTATCTGACGAAATTGGAATGCTTGCTGCATATGACAAGCCAGTAGATTTCACAAGAAGAAAGAATGTTGATGAATTAGTCTCATATGTTAACTTGATAAAATTCCATACTACGATTAAGTAATTAGATCAGGATTAAGATATTTGAGCTAAATTAAGGCTCTTTCTTATTTTGAGGGAGGTGAGGTGAATATGGGAGAACATGCAATTACTAAATTTAAAACTAATGTAGAACCACGGTTGGCTGAAGTTAAAAAATGGATAGATGAAGGATGTACAAAAGTTGAAATAGCAGAATTGCTTGAAATCAGTACTTGGGCTTTAGATAATTATTCGAAAAAGCATTCGAAATTAGCTAAGATATTAAAGAAAGATGATAAGTGGAATACACATATTATGCCTAGGTTAAATGACATAAAGGAATGGTTGGTTCAAGGAGATACTGTTCGGGAGGTTTGTAAGAAACTTTCAGTTTCACCAGAGACTTGGTACAAATACTGTAGAGAACATGAAATTCTAATGGAACTTGTAAATATGGGCAGGAGCGTGTTATGCAACGAGGTGGAAAAATCTTTATTGAAGCTCTGCACTGGCTATGAATACGAAGAACTCAAAACAATTGTTGAAGAGGACAAAAATGGCAAGAAGCGAACCAAGCTTGAAAAGACAAAACGCCACCAACCACCCTCGGCCCAAGCAATATCATTTTTCCTACGCAACCGTATGCCAGAGGAATGGTCTGATAAGAAGGAACTTATATTAGATACCCGCCAAAATGAAGAAGCAAGGAAGCAGTTGTTCCTAGAAATGGTGAATGGCGAAGTAGTGGATATCGGTGAGTGCCAAGATGAGCAGCCAAGATCAGAGTCAGATGAAGAGTAGTATATGCCATAATCTTATGTCGTCAGTAATCTGGGAGATAAATGCCCTATATGAGCCTAATACTACCCAAAATAAGCCTATGATCAACCAAGTATCAATCCATAATTAGTCTTATGTATCCAGTTGCTATCAGGGCAATACAGAGGTAACATGGACACACCTAGTAAGAAAGGGTGTGTTTATATGCTTGATTTAGGCGGCTTCGAGGAGTACCTCACAAACAAGGAACTGAGTATGAATACCATCAGTTGCTATATTCGGGACAGCAAGGTCTTTATGGATTGGTTCGGAAGCAGAACGGATTGTGGACTGGATAAACTGATTCAACTTGATGCCATTGGATATAAGAAGCATCTGCTCAATATCAATAAATCGGTGGTGACAGCCAATAGGAAGGTCGCAAGCGTCAATGCCTTATGCAAATGGCTCCATGAAAGCGGATCAACTGTTGATGAGATCAATATAAAGGCAGTAAAGAGTCGGGATGCTCGGCAATATAAAGGCTTGGAGGAAAAGGATCTAAGGAAACTCCGAGCAGAGATACACCGAAACCGCAATCCACTTCATATATGCATTATTGAAATATTGCTTGGCACAGGGCTTCGGGTGAGCGAACTATGCAATCTCAAGCTTCAAGACATAGAATTATCCGAACGTAAAGGCACAATCAAGGTGATTGGTAAAGGAAACATATACAGAACACTGCCACTCAATAAGGATGTTCGTAAAGCAATTCAAGATTATGCAGATGTTAGACCCGCCAATGACAGTGACTTCCTATTAATAGGACAGCGCGGAGCATTTAAACGGAACGCAATCAACTTAATCCTTGAGAAGTATGGGCAAAGAGTATCAGTTGAGGTAACTCCACACCGGCTAAGGCATTCGCTAGGATATAGGCTGGTCAAGGAAGGAACTGCAATAACAACCATTCAGGAAATACTGGGTCACGACAGCATTTTGACAACGAATTTATACACTGTAACAACTGAACAGGATAAGGTAGAGGCTCTGGAAGCCTTGGAGTGGTAAGATAGCCGCTCTATTTTTATGCACCTTCCCAGGGGTGCTTCTATTTGTGCAAATTGGCCCAGCAGTAGATGGTGTGGAAATTTTTGTGGTATTTTTGCTGTAAATATATTTGATATATGGTAAAATTTAGTTTAAAATATATTAAGTGAAGTGAGGTGCGAGGTTATGCCTAAGACCTATGTTGTTAATACAAATCAAAAACATAATCCGAATTCTGAACTAGATATGTTAAAAAATGAAAAGTGTGCAGCTTATTATTCTCCGTGGAAATATGATATCAACGAAATTGAAGCTAATGATATTATTTTCCTTTATAGTAGTGGGAAAGGGATTATTGCAAGAGGGATTGCCACGGGAATACCTGAGATCGCAGATTATGAAGGAAATCCTGATGAAGAATATTATATGAACTTAAATAGATTTCAAGTAATGGAGAAACCATTTCCTGCATCTGAATTAACCAGAATAGTGGATCATGAAATAAGATATGCGCAAACCATAATTTCCCTTACCTATAAAAATGGCATTGATTTGTGGCAAGAGATCACTAAAAAATATATCTAATAAATCAGAAATTGATATTGTAAGTAGACGTCTTCCAACTTGGAGGGCGCTTATTTTTATGAAAGGAGGGCTCCATGCAAACAATCCCAGAACTAAACCATGATAATGACCATACCCGCCAAAACCTCCTGCTAAAGCAATATCTCAATAAATATTTCTCCCCGAACAAGATAGAAGAACTTGTCGGGGAGTTTTCTTTTTCAGAGCTACGAAAGTTACTTGGCGAGATGGATTTAGAATTTTTCAGCTTATGCTACTTTCCCAAATACTTTGACCGTAAGTTTGGTCAGTTTCATAAAGAGCTATTCGAGGAACTGAAATACATGCTGGACAATAAAGGGTTGATTGAGGCTTTTGGATTACCAAGGGAACATGGCAAAAGCACGATTAACTCTTTTTTATTTCCCCTGTATTCAACTCTCTACAATAAATCTCAGTTCACATTGATAATATCAGCAACAGAGCAGATTGCTCTCCCATTTTTGGATATGATCAAGGATGAATTAGAGAACAATGAGTTGCTAATGGAAGACTTCGGTATTCAAAAAGGGAACAGATGGAACAATAATGAGATTTGGGTTAGGGGTAAAGGTGGCATTGACGCCTGTATAATGATTCGAGGTATTGATGGAAGTTTGCGCGGAACTCACTTTAAGCAACATCGCCCTCAGCTTGTTCTATTGGATGACTTACTTAAGGATGATACAGCCAGAAGTGAAACCAAACGTGAACAAGTCAGAAATACCTTCACCGATGTCGTCATTCCAATTGGTACAAAGGATACCAATATTCTCGTTGTCGGTACGTGCTTACATGAGGAAGATCTTATGACTGACCTTCTGAAGGGGAAAATACCTGGGGTAAGGAGCATAAAAAAGTCGGCAGTCATATGCTTTGCAGAACGAGATGATCTCTGGAGCGATTGGGAGGCCAAATATAATAATCTGCTGGACTTGGACAGGATTGATACTGCCAAGTCTTTTTTTTATGACCGTCAGGAGGAAATGTTAGAAGGTACAGAAATATTGTGGTCAGAGTATCTTGATTACTATTATCTTATGTGCAAGAAGCAAGCAATGGGAGACAAATCCTTCTATAAGGAAATGCAGAATGATCCACGCAGCACAGATGACTACATATTTCGAGATATTCAATATTGGGATAGGCTTCCTGGATTTGAAGAAATGGAACTCGTGATGTACATTGATCCTGCAATTAAGGCTGGTAAAAGAAATGACTTCTCTGCAATAACAATTCTCGGACTTCATAGAAAAACTAAGCAGAAGTATGTTGTTGATGGGAGCATATACAAACTGCTTCCAGATGATCTATTTCAGGTAGCCATTGAAAAATTACGGCAATATCCGGTAGAGAAGATTGGATTCGAAACTACAGCAGCGCAGAGCTATATCAAGCAGAAGTTTGAAGAGGGGCTTTGGAAGAACAAGATATTCACTCCTGTCGATGAAGTAATAAGTAGAGGCCAGAAACATGAGAGAATTATATCCCTAGAGCCGGAAGTTAAGAAGGGGCATATTCTATTCAACCCTGGTAATATCAGGTATAATAATCAGGTAAGAGATTACAACAAAGGCGCAAAACATGATGATGCCCCGGATTCATTATATGGTGCAGTTCAATTGGTTGAAGGGGTAAAGAGCATCAGGTTTTATGATAGAAGTTTGCTGTTTTGATTTAAAAATGTATTGACAGAATTAAAATGTGTTGTTTTTTCTTAAAGGTTCTGTATTGACCAAGAGAAAATTTTGATGTATGGCAATTTGGCTAGAGAAAGAGTATTATATTAATAAGTATATACATTTGAGAAAATTTGAAAAATGTATATATAAAGAAAGGAGGATTTTTATGGTTGAGAAAATGGAAAGAATATATTCTGCATTAGATGTTGCAAAATATGTAATAAATAAATGTACAACGGAAAATAACCCAATCAGTAACTTGCAATTACAAAAGATATTATATTTTTTGCAACGAAAATATCTGGTTGATAACGGTAGAGTTTTATTTAATGATGAAATTCAGGCTTGGCAATTTGGACCAGTTGTGCCGGAAGTATATTATCAGTATTGCGGTTTTGGATCAATGGCTATTACGATGGACTATCTAATTGTTATGGATGCTGATGATTCTAGCCAAATCGGAGCTATTGTAGAAGAAAAGCGCTGTAAAAATCCATGGGATTTGGTAGAAGAAACACATAGTGAAGGAAAGGCTTGGGCTGCTATATATCGTAATGGATCGGGCAATCATATGACAATACCTGTTGAGTTGATAAGGACGAGAGGGTAATAGAGTTTGATAACTGATAAAATAGATGAGAAACGCAGTAAGTTTAAAGTGCTTTTGTTTAGGTTGGCGAAGTCTCAAATGACTTTGAGTTCACCTAAAGAAAAAAGTAATATTTATATTGAACTTGAATCTATTTATAATAGTCCAGATAAAGGAGAATTTAGGCATTTTTATTCTGATATTTTTGCAGTTTTATCACTAATAGACAAAGATACGCAGTTAGGCAATACAGAAATATTGAATCAGAATATGGATATTGTTAGACAGGGGTACAAACCACAGAATAGAGATGAGGAAACAGAAAAAGATATTGATATTAGTAAACAGATTAATAAATTATATGACCATATTAATTTGGATATAGCGAGACTTAATTATTCTAAAACAATAGAATCTCGAAGCCAGAGTGAATTGCAAAAAGTAAATGAAACTTTAAATAAAGTTGAAGAATCAGTATTAGCAATGGAAGATAATATTAGAAAAGCTGATGATATGCAAAAGCAGTATATTACTATACTTGGTATTTTTGCAGCGATTGTTTTATCTTTTACAGGAGGAATAGCCTTTTCCACATCAATATTAGAAAATATAGCAAATGTAAGTATATACAGAATTGTATTAATTGCGATTGGTTTAGCATTCGTATTAATTAATATCATCTATATTTTGACCAGATTTGTTTTAGAAGTAAATAAGAAGCAAAATGAAATAATAAAATATCCAAATTTCATGGAAATATTAAATGGAGTATGTGTTGGTGCTGTAGTATTAGTAATTATTTGCTGGTTATTTGATGTCGGTAGAGCTGCAGAGATATTTAGAAATTGGATTTATTAAAGCCATTGTATATATTACAATGGCTATTTTTATGCCCATTTTAGAAAGGAGCTGATCTAATTGAATACAAACGAAAAATTAATAATGGAATGTCTTAATGAACTCAACAAAAACGCTCTGACAAAGCAAAAATACAAAGACTATTATGAAGGTAACCATTCAATCCTGAAAAGTTACCAAATGCAGGACAGCCGGAGCAACATGAAACTGGTATTCAATTTTCCAAGGAAGTTCGTGGATAACGAAACAGGATATATTCTTGGAAAACCTGTCAATTATATTTCCAAGTCAGATGATTCAGCAATCATAGCTACCATTGATAAAAACACGAGCCATTGGGATAAAGAGCATAATATCAATCTGCGGAAGCAATCGGAAATTTATGGGGAAGCCTATGAACTCAATTATGTGAATACTGAAGGGGAGTTTTCAGCGACAATACTCACACCTCTGAATGCTTATGTTTTGGAGGATGGATCTGCCGAGAGAAACGTTGTTCTGGCTTTACATACCTTCACAAAGAAATTTGATGATAAGAAATATCTAGATGTGTATACTGCCAACGAGATCCTGCATTATGAATTGGGCAGTAACAGCAATAAATCAACTCTCAACCTGATTGGCAGCCATGAACATATCTTCGGCAGAGTACCTGTGACTGTATGTCCCGCCAATCATGAAAAGATAAGTGGCTTTCAAGATGTCATTTCTCTTTTTGATGCCTACAACGCTCTGAATTCCGATTTGGTCAATGAAATTGCTGATCACCGCAATGCTTACCTAGTGATCGAGAATGCTAAAATTGAAGAAGAAGATTTACTCAAAATGAAATCTATGGGAATTATCCAAGTGCCACAGGGAGGTAAGGTTAGCTGGCTCACTAAGGAAATCAATGACTCGTTTGTGAAAAATGAACTGGACAACATTGAACGCAAAATATATGACATGATGGATGAAGTCAATTTCAATGAGAGCTGGGCCAGTAACACTTCATCCTTGGCACTTCGCAATAAACTTCTTAATCTAGAGAATCGAGTGGCTATGCGAGAAGCCTTTATGGAAAAGGTCATCAAACAAAGGCTAAAGAATCTATTTGTGTATCTGCTGAAAAAAGAAGGGAAATTCTATGACTACAGGGATGTAGCAGTAAAGTTTACAAGGAATCTTCCAACCGACATGGTGGGGCTAGCCGATGTCATTGTCAAAATAAAGGATATATGTTCTCAGGAAACCTTACTTTCGTTATTGCCATTTGTTGAGTCACCTAAAATCGAGATGGATAAATATGATGTAGAACAACTAAGGAAGGCATCCCAATCTAATGAAGCTGATTCTACTACACAGACTCAATTTGTTGTTTAAATACGCGCTGTAAGCCTTCGGATTTATCCAGTAGGGTAAATATACCACTACTGATTTTTTATGCCCAAAAACAGCCTAATATTTGCAATTTATTATATAGACAAAATGCCATGAACCCATTGCTATAAGCGGGTTTGTGGATTTTTACATTAAATTTAATTTGCCCGTTTTGAGAGGAGATTAGAGGTGGAAATGATGTGGCAAGGTTAAGCAAATTTGAGAAGGAGGATTTGGGATATTGGATTAATGCAAAGGGAGAAATTGAGTATCACAAAAAATGTGCAAGGTGCAGTCAGGAATGCAAACAATCCTATAAATGTTTAGAAGTTCTTTGTCCCAATTATCAAAGGAGATAATAGTTTGTCCTGGGTATGACGTTAAACTGCTTAAAGAATAAAGCGTTTCTGGTTCGAGTGAGTCAGAAGGGCAATTTGAAAGGGGAATATAGTTATGACATTGGAAGAAGTAAAAATTTACATGGAAGAAAATAAAGGTAATGATGAGGTTAAAGCATATCTTCAGGGGCTAGTGAACGTTGAAGGGGTGCAGGATTTCTTTACACAAAATGAGGATGGTAAGAGATGGCATGACAGTGAAAAAGACAAGCATTTAAACAAAGGTCTGGATACTTGGAAAGCCAATAATTTGCAAAAGGAAATCGACAAGAAGATTCATGAACTATATCCAGAGGAAACGGATGATAAAAAACAACTCAGAGAACTCAATGCCAAAATAGAAACGATGGAGCTTGAGAAACAGAGGGAAGTATACAAAAACAAAGCTCTTACTATTGCTGCCGATAAGAAGCTTCCTATTAATAAGATCGTGGATTTGTTCATTTCAGATAATGAAGAAGCCACTGTTGCCAATATCGGCAGGTTTGAAGATATATTTGGTACTTCAGTTCAATTGGCTGTAGAAGAAAGACTAAAAAGTAATGGCTATACGCCACCGAATAATGGTGGTCAGAATAACCAGCCACAAAATCTTAATGACGCTTTGAAGAACTACTACTCAGAAAATAATAAAGGTTAAAATTGAAAGGGGATTGATTATTAATGATTACATTAGCACAAGCAAAATTAAACACACAGGATGCCATTCAAGCAGGGGTTATCGATGAATTCAGAAAGAGTTCTTTTATTTTGGACAATATGACATTTGATGATGCTGTTAGTCCTGGAACAAATGGAGCCACTCTTACTTATGGTTACACAAGATTGATCACACAATCGACTGCGGCATTCAGAGCAATTAACAGTGAATATTCTCCACAGGAAGTCACAAAGGACAGATATACGGTCGAACTTAAACCGTTTGGTGGTTCATTTCAAATTGACAGAATTATTGCCAATACAGGTGGTTTGGTGGATGAAGTAAATCTACAGGTACAGCAAAAGGTAAAGGCAGCAAGGGCATTATTCCACGACACTATTATCAACGGTGATTCGGCTATAGATGCCAATTCCTTTGATGGATTGAATAAAGCAATTACAGGTTCAAGCACTGAATTTAATGCTGGGGCCTATATTGACCTTTCGACATCTGCAAATGTGGATACCAACTACAAGCAATTTCTAGACTTGCTTGATGAATTCCTATCCAATCTGGATGGTACTCCTACCTTTCTTGGAGGGAATTCTAAACTGATTACCAAAATTAAATCAGTCGCTCGAAGGGCAGGATATCTCACTCAAAGTGAAGATGCTTTTGGCAAGAAAGTCGATGCATATGATGGAATTGTGCTTGTTGATCTTGGTGCGAAGGTAGGAAGCAATGATCCTGTCGTTTCCATAGTAGATACCAGAAAACCAAACGGGACACTTACAGTCACAGGTTTGACAGATCTTTATGCCGCTAGGTTAGCAGTCGATGGTTTCCATGCTGTATCTCTAGCTAATCAAGATTTAGTGAAGATTTGGTTGCCTGATTTTGCAACATCAGGAGCCGTCAAGAATGGTGAAGTTGAAATGGTTGCTGCTGTTGCTCTTAAAGCAACAAAGAGTTCTGGGGTCATGAGAAATATCAAAGTAGTTTAGATAGGAGGTAAACAATGGCGAAGATATACAGCAACAATAAACAGTTTAATGGTATATCTGCTAGTGTAAACTTTATCAATGGGGTAGGGGAGAGTAATCTCCCTCATCTTCTTGCTTGGTTTCAGGAAAGTGGATACACCATAGTAGAAGATAAAAGAGAGCCTAGCATATACGATTCGATGGCCTATAAGGAAATGACTGATATGGCAAGAGATAGAGGTTTTAATGGTATTGGCCTTAAAAAAGAAGATCTGATCAAAGCCTTAATTCTCTGGGACAAAGAACATAAAACAGATACAGATACAGAAACTGAAACGGAGGAATAGCTAATGCTGGAAATTGTAAAAATGCTCCTTGGCATTGAATCATACGATAAATCTAAGGACGATCTCCTGAATCATTTTATCAAACAAGCGACAAAGACTGCTCTTGCTTACTGCAATGTGGAAGAATTACCACTAGAGCAGGATGACACCATCGCAGATTTGGCAGTTTACTTCTATAAAAATAGAGATAGCTTGGGTTATACGCAACAGGTACAAGGAGAACGAAGTGTCACGTTTGAAGGCGGTGGTATTCCTGAATTTATTAAATCAGCTTTACCACTTCCTAGAATCAAGGTCGGGTGTTGAGGATGTTTAAGGATAACTTGGTAAAAGTATATGAAGCCCCTGACTCATACATAAAATCCATTGATGCTGATGTGCAGCCATTTAATAAAAGCATTGCCTTTGAAGACGGCTATCAAATTGATATAACCAGTAGAGTATTTTGTGATATTGACGATTCAATAACTGAAGAGAGCTATGTTGAATTTAATGATGAAATGTATAAGGTGATGGAGATCAAAAAGTGGGATGATTACTTTGAAATATACCTGTACAAGTTGAAAAGGCAGGTGTAGCTATATTGCAAGAAATCGAAGGTATGATTGATTTTTTCCTTTATGAAAAGGGAGAGAGTATAACGATCAATGGAGCTGAACAGGTTGCATTAGTCATGGATGCTGTGGATAAAATTACATATTTCAATGACAAGATGATCCGTTGTAAGTGCCAAGTTAAAACTGGCGATATTGTTGAATATGATGCTTCAAACTATTTAATCATTAGCCAGATCGATAGAAGTGAGAAAACATACAAAGCCAGAATTAGAAAATGCAGTTACAGAATAGCGTTTAATTGGTCTGGCAACATCAAGTGGTTTGATTGTGTCGAAGAGAGCAAGGTGTTTGATGTTTCATCCAGCCAGTATATTTCTCTGCCAACAGGAAGCGTTAATATAACTGTGCAAAACAATACCGATACACGAGATATCGTCTTAAGCCAAAGGTTCTATGTAACAAACCAACCCTTCAAAGTGACTGGACTTGATAAATCCCAAAAAGGTCTTATCAAGCTGAATTGTTCATTGGATTCAATAAGTACAGCGTATGACGATGTCGAGAACAATATTGTCGATAGGTGGCTATATGAAATCACTCATACTTACGTTTTGGCAATTGGGAATGGCGCAAGTATGAGTGTCCCGATTAATGATATTTCTCAATTGAATATTACGGTTACGGATAATGGTACTACAATGAATCCACTTCCGGCTTTAACATTTCTATCATCTGATTCAACAATAGTAAGTGT